CGTGCCGCCACAACAGCCGAAGAGAAGCAGGCAATCAGGGACGAAATCAGGGCGCTCGATGACGAAATCAAGCGCATGCACAGAAAGGCAAGCCTGAAATATCACCCTGACAGGGGCGGCTCTAACGAATGGATGCAGAAGTTCAACGGGCTGTACGACGACTACACAAAGCGTGTCTACAGTAGCAGGGGCTTCAAGGGTGCATCTTCGAAGAGTTCGTCAAGCGGCACGAGTGGCACAAGGAGCGGCGCGTATCGAGAATATCGTAAGAGATATAGGGGCGCAAAAGCTGAGAGCGGAAGCACACCGCCGCCCAAATCGGGTGCGGGCAATGGCGGCGGCGGAAACACTCCACCACCGAGAGGCGGAAACTATTCTGACTATGACGGCTTGAGAAGACCTAAGGGCTACGCAAAGCGTACCCAGAGGGCGATGCACTCAGTCGAAGATATGGTCGGCGCAAGCAAGGTAAAGAAGACCAAGCGCGAATTGTTCCGAACATTCAGAGATGAAGCAGACCGCAAGTTTATCGATTCGATGAAGGACTTTGAGCAGGTAGCTCGTGAACGCAAGAAGACCGAAGGCAAGGGTGCGATGCAGAAACTTTACGGCGCCATCGACAAGGCTCGTCGTTACAGAGCAATCGCGACAACAAGTGTTAGCTCGCATCAGATGAAAGCTGACGGAACGCGCTTTCAGATTAAGGGTAAAGACGGCGCAATGCGTGATGCTCCGAGTATTGCTGAGATATTCAGCGGCATGGATACGAACACGGAGAAGTCGTTCAATGCTTACCTGCTTCTGAACCACAACATCGACAGACTTCGCGAAGGAAAACCTGTATTTGAAAACACTCTCATTTATAACGAGGAACTGAGCAAGCGACTTGGACTGCCTAAGGACATCGACCTCATGGACGCGGATGTCTGCAAAAAGCTCGTGCAGGATTACGAAGCGAGATTCCCTAAATTCCAAGAGCGCGCGGCTCAGGTTCGCCAGTACACAGCTAACGAGCTAAAGAATAGGGTAAGCGCAGGGCTTCTTTCTCAGGAGACGATGGACGAGTGGCTTCACAAATATCCGAACTACGTTCCGACTTACAGAGAAGGGCTGTTCGACAGCATCAGCACGGTCAAGGGTTCAACTGTAACTGCAGGCGACCTCAAAGCCGCAAAGGGTTCTGACCTCAATATCTATGACATCAAGGAACAGCTTGCTGATGCGACTGTCAGGAATTGGCGAGATATATCACTGAACAACCTGCTTGAGCAGACCTTCGGTGAGAATGTTGCGAAGATGGCAAGTTCTTCAGAAGTCAGCCCGTATATATTTGCGCTTGACCACACGATGAATGTTGGCAAGTCTGCAGACGGCGGTAAGTTCTACGCACAGATTTACAGGAACGGCAAGGCAGAACGCGTCGAGATAGACAAGCGGTTCTACGACGACATCAAAGACCTGTACAAGAACGGGCGAATGGGTAACGGCTTGGATGTGCTTAATGACAAGGCGCTCGTTCCGTTGGCAGATAAATGGAAGAAGCTGATTACTGAGTGGTCGCCTATCTTCATGGTCAAGAATGCAATGAGGGACTTCCCTGAAGCCATTATCAACTCGCGTAGCAGGAAGGAGTTCTTGGAAATCACAGCAGATGGTTCGGCACTCAAAGACTTGTTGCACAACGGAAAGTTCTCACAGTCGCTCCGAGATGCAGGTATTTCCGCATCGACCTTCATAGATATCGACAAAGCTGTTAAGGCTTTCGAAAAAGGCGAGGGCGGGCTGAAGACTATCATTCCGAGGCTGAACGCAGGTGTTGAGATGTACCCGCGTCTCGTTGAGTACATGGCAACGCTCAAGAAAGCGGGCTACGACCTGAAAAAAGTCGACATTAAGGAAATCCCTATCGATGTTCGTGATATGGCGGCGGCGAATGCGGCAGATGTAACTGTCAACTTCGGTAGAAGCGGCTCGGTCGGAAAAATGATAAACAAGGGCGCGATTCCGTTCTTCAATCCGTCGATACAGGGCTGGTCAAAGTTCGCGAGGAACATTTCTGAACTTGACGGAATGAAAGATACACTTGGATTCCTGCTGTCGGCAACCGCACTCGGCGCGGCACCGATGGTCGCAACAAACCTGCTGTATCAGAACAATCCGAATTATCAGCAGATTTCGCCAAGAGACAAAGCGGGCAACTATATCATCGCGATACCGCCGTACGACGACAACGCAGACAAGTTCATAAAGATACCGCGTTCAAGATTTGCTTCAGTTTACGGCTTGCCGCTTGTGAACGTCGCAAACGAAAACAAGGCATCGTGGGCGGAAGCAATACAGATTGTCAACGACCAAGTAGCGCCACTGAATCCGATTGAAAGCCATCTCGGAGCGAATCTGATTCAGGCGGCTCGAAACAAAACTTGGTACGGAACGCCTATCGAAAGCGAATCAATGCAGTCGCTTCCTGCTAACGAAAGATACGACGCGACAACATCGAGCATATCGGTCGGAGCGGCGGATATCTTAAACAAGGCTTCGAAGGGAAAGGTGAAAGTATCGCCAAAGAAGCTCGACTATGTACTTGATGCAAACTTCGGAGTTATCGCCGATGTCGGATTACCGCTATTCACAAAGTCGAAGAAGGAAGGGAATGTCGTAAATCAAGTTGCAAATGTCGGTAAGCGGGCGTTCATGATTGATGCCACCACGCAGAACAATCTGTCATCAAGGTACTACGACCAGTCGACACTCCTTGAACAAGCAAAGAATTCGAAAGATGCCACAGACGCAGATAAGCTCGCATACACGAAGTTCAAAAGTTGGGATAGCCGAGTCAAAGGCGTAACGAACGCAATGCGTTACATTCAGAACTCGGATTTGCCTAACAAGCAAGAGGCGTACAGAGAACTTGCGAAACTGCGCAACGACAATATGCTGAAAGCTCTTGACGGCAAAACTTCGCTGAACAATACGAGAGACATCGACATCATTCACAAGTACGCGGGAACTTCGTACACGATAGAGAATCTCGGCAAGAGCGCTGACCAAAAGGCTCTGAAAGCATACGGCGCGGCTGTCTATGGCGACCTGTCGGACGAAGAGATGCGCAAGAGAATCGATAGCGATACCGAGTTCTACAAGGGCTACAAGGGCATCGCGAAGACGCAGAACGCCCTGCAGAAAATCGACCCGAAGCTGAAGGGCGCTAACGCACTCACATATGCTGTCGGACTTGCGGATGCAGGAGCGAACGACGACGTATTTGCATCGTACAACACGACCATAAAGAGCAGAACGGAGTCGGCATCAAAGGCAGACAGAGCAAAGGAGTACCTGAATAACAACGGAAGCGTAGAAGAATTCGCACAGCTTGAAAACGCTGTTAAAAACCTCGGCAAGCTGTCCGACGTTGATAAGGGAAAGCTCGAAGATGAGGCGTACACAAAACTGAAGCGCGGCGAGATGTCGATTGACGACTACAATACCGAACTCAAGAAAATCGACTACAACGCGAACATGTCATATGTCGGGAAGTCGGTATCTCTCGCATTATCGGGAGCGCCTGCAAGGGCATATAAGCTGTACGACATCAAGGGCAAAAATGTTCAGAAGGGCTACAACCTTGCGGCTATGGGTATCGACTCAAGACAGTACCGCGAGATGTCGAAAGCTTGCGACAAGGACGGCAACGGCTATCTGAAGACGGCGGAAATCCGCGACTATGTAGCGAATTCTGACTATGAGGACAAGGCGACGCTGTTCGATGCGCTGTGCTACTACAGCAAAACAAGGAATCCGTTTGGAACTCCGAAAAAGTATTCTGCAGAACAGGCGGCTGAGTTAGGCAAGAAGAAGGGCGTCAAGCAAATCAAAGCTAATGCGGGTGCAGACAACACCGTCTTCGACGAAGATGCTTCAAAGGGCGGACGCTACGGCGGATATTACAGACGCGGTCGAGGCTGGCGCAGATGGGGCAGACGAGGCGGCGGTGGCAGTTCAGGCAGTGCTAAAGTCCCTGCACCAAAGACCATCAAGGCATCGCAGTTCACAAAGGGCGAGGCACTCGGTCAGAGGAAGACATCATCTTCATCGAAGTCAAGCAAAAAGGCAACAGCACCGAAACTTGCAAGAGTCAAAGCAAAGATAGATTTACCTGAAGCTAAATGGTAGGAAGGAGGTTTAAATGCGTAGAGGAACAACACCGACTATAACATTCAATCTACCTTTCGATGTAAGCACAGTCCGCAATTGCGAAGTCTATTTCGCGCAGAATGACGAACTGCTTGTCACAAAGTCGATGGAAGACTGCGTGCTGTCGGATAGAACACTTGCAACGACACTCACTCAGGCAGAGACTCTCTCCTTTGATGAGGAAGAGAAACTCGAAGTGCAGGCAAGATTCGTATTCACGGACGGGTCGGTCGATGCGACCAATGTTATAAGGCAGAAGGTCAAAGAAATACTGAAGGATGGTGAGATAGATGTCGATTAACGTAACGATAGACGGACTCGATACTGAGGTCGATGTAAGTCTTGTCCCATCCGCAACAGAAATCAATCCTGAATCCTATGTCGCTCTTCGTGGTTTGAAGGGCGACAAAGGGGATGATGGAGTCGTAGGTCGTGACGGAACAGACGGGCAGGACGGAGTCGGCATCACAAGCATCACACAGAACCAAGACGGCACACTGTCCATCAACCTTGACGATGGCACATCGTATGTGACTGAGCCACTCAAGGGTGCTGACGGATATACACCTATCAAAGGAGTTGATTACTTCGATGGCGCGAAAGGTGACACGGGCGCAACGGGTGCTACGGGCAACGGAATCGCAAGCGCAGTGCTGAACTCGGACTACACCCTGACGCTGACATTCACCGATGGGACATCGTACACCACTCCGAGCATCCGTGGCGAGAAGGGTGAGCAGGGCGATGCAGGAGAGGTGGATACCGCAATGAGCGGTACGTCAATCCTGCCCGTACAGAACAGAGTCATCAAAGCATATGTCGATAACGGACTGTCGGCGAAAGCAGACGCATCAAGCGTTCCAACCAAAGTCAGTGACCTGACGAACGATGCAGGGTACATCACATCCGACTCGGACACGACATACGAACTGACGAAGAGCGGCAACACGATAATGCTGACGGGAAGTGACGGAAGCACGACCTCGGTCACAGATTCCAACACGACCTATTCGACGATGACTCAGGCACAAGCTACGGCAGGGACATCGACAAGCGGACTGAGGATATCGCCAAAGGTACTGCACGACACGATACAAGAAGCACTGCCGACAGTACCGACAAAGGTATCAGACCTTACAAACGATTCGGGGTATATCACATCGTCAGCATTGCCGACTAAAGTGAGTGACCTCACGAACGACACGGGCTTCATCACAGCAAGTGCGATACCGACAAACGTATCAGCGTTTACGAACGACAGCGGTTATCTGACAAGCTACACCGAGACGGGGATTATCGAGTTCGACACTTCCGCATCTACGGGAACAACAGACGGCGACCTCTATGCGCTACTGACGGATTGGGGTTGGACAGACTGCATCGTATAGAAAGGAGACAAGATGCTTTCAGTAAAGAAACTCATTTACAAAATGATGGAAGAGTTCCCGACAAAGGTCATCACGACCGACTCATTCAGTTCTCTTCCGTACACCTACAACAACGCGAAGATAAAGGCTCATCATGTTGTTGTGGACTCACAGTTATCCAATCCGTCTGCACAGACTTCTGATTGGACGGTTACGACTGCAAACGGCTCAATGACAATCAGCGGGTCGATAAGCGGTGCAACAACTTTGACGGTAAAACTCACTAAAGGCGAATAGCAGAAAGGGAACGGTGATTTAAATGGACAAGTTTTATCTGATTCAGGTAAAGAGGACAAACGGCACTCTTGATAAGGGAGTAGTCATCAAGGACACTCTTGATGCGGCAAAGCAGAGCTACCATGCATACCTCGGAGCATACGCTTACGGCAACAACGAGGGCACTGACTATGTAATGGTATACATCATGAATGGTGCAGGACTCGGACTGATGGGCGAAGTGTGGGAAGCAGAAGCAGATGCTACAGAAGCGTAGTGAGAAAGGAAGATAACCATGATTAAGAACAAAAATTCGTGGGGGGGTACTCCTCAGAAAGGAGGCAGTGCGTTAGGGCTGTCTCCGAGACTTCCGAAAGGAGGTCTGAGGTAAGGCTAGGAGGTGACTCCTATGGCTGTTAGTACGTTAAAAGCGAAAGGCATCATTCAGCGGAGCGTGGGCGTTTCTGTTTCCGTAGGGGGCAACGGCACGGGCAACACTAATATCTATTCGGTCATCAACAACGATTGTCCGAGCGGATACAGACCAATCGGATTGAGTGGGCTGACAACGAACAACCTGAATATTATCCCCGTGGCGTTCCGATATGTTGATGGAGCGTACTCGTTACAGCTTCGGAACTTGAGTAGTTCAGCCGTAACAGCGAATGTAACTGTGTACTATATCGCACAGCCGAACTAACAGCAAGCCTTGCCGAGTACGGCATGACATCAAACATCATGATGGATATACATGAGATACAAGTTAAGTCGGTTACCGTTGCGAAATCAAACAGCAACAATGCCTATCTGACGGCAAATGTGCCGAGCGGATACAAATTCCTTTGTTGGGTAAATTTCGGAGTAAGCGGTTCGGTCGATTGGGCAAACAGCGCTTACAATATGTGGGATACATATATCAGAGTGTGGACAGGACAGACTAACTCAGCAAGCATAGTCGGCACATATCTCGTGTATAGATAGAACCTAACGCCATACGAATATGGCAACATCAACAATCAAAAGTAACGTGCATAAATATGGTTCACTTACAGAAATAACATCATACACAGCAACCAACAAATACACGATTCCTGCGAACGGGTTACTGCGTTGCTACGTTAATTATAGGACGGGGGCATATCTTTCGTTCAACGTATCGAACGGGGATGGTTCTAATGAAGTATCGTTCCAAACCTATGCTACGGGTATTAGTAACTCAATCATCGCAGTCCCTGTTTTTGCAGGGCAAAAGGCTTGGGTCACTAACAACAACATTGGCGGGTCTGGTGGTGCTAACCACTTGGAATTCATAAGGTTCGAATAACGGAAAGGGGCAACAATGTCCTACATCATAACATTTCTTGTCGGCACTTTTGTCGGCATGATGCTGACTTGTTTAGTGGTCAGCGGAAAGGATAAATAATGAATAATGGCACAATATTGAGAACTGTCCTTGTCATTGCGACTTGCTTTAACACAGCATTAATGGCTACAGACATCACACAGTTTCACAATCCAAAACTGAACCTCATCTATAGGGTTCTATCTGTGATTGCCAACTTCATCATCGTTTTCTGTGCTACCTACTTCAACAATGATTTTACTGTTGAGGGTGCGACAGGCACAAAGATAACAAGAGAGATGAAAGCACTCAAAAGCTATCAAGGAGAGACAGCAGAAGAACCTGCGGATTCTTTCATAGAGGAAGAGGGTGAAGAGCATGGGGATGAATAATATAGAACTTCTCAAGCTTGCACAGAAGTATCTTGGCAAAGGCGGTTCAATATTTAATCAGTTTTGCCATTCAAGCGGTGCATGGTGCTGTGCATATGTTACATACTTATTCCATAAGGGTGATGACGCAAAGCTGTTCTATGGCGGCAAGGTTGTTGTGTACTGCCCAACTGCAATCAAATGGTGTTCAGCAAATCTTGCCATGATACCACCTTACCTTGCACTCCCTATGGACATTGTGTTCTTTGATTGGAATCACAACGGCTTGCCAGACCATATTGGCTTCATCAGAGAAAGAAAGAACTGTGATGAGGTCTATACGATTGAGGGCAACACTAATGGTGGTGTGGTAGCGCAGAAAACAAGAACTGTAGGCTACATACAAGGCATCTACAGACCTCACTTTCCTGCCAAGTTTGACATATCCAAGCCATTGGAGATTGATGGTCTATTTGGGTACAATTCTATAGCAATGATGCAGAAAGCACTTGGCGGTCTTGATGTTGATGGCATCATGGGCAAAGCAACTGTGAAAAAACTGCAAGCATGGGCAGGAGTAGCACAGGATGGTGCATGGGGTACAAAGACATCCAAAGCTATACAGAAGAAGCTCGGAGTGACCGCAGACGGTCTCTTTGGAAAACAGTCTGTGATGGCACTACAAAGATGGTGCAACTCACAGTACAAGCCAACTCCTGCACCGACACCAACTCCAAAGCCTACACCTACTCCGACCACTAAGACGCAGGGTGACAAGATAGCTGACTCAGCCAAGTCCTATGTGGGCAAGGTCAAATACGTTAAGGGTGGCACATCGCTCACAAAGGGCTGTGACTGCACTGGCTTTGTACAAGCCATCCACAAGCTTCACGGCATCAAGCTCGACGTCCGCAAGTCATGGGGCAAGTCGGTCGGCAAGGATGTATCCAAAGCTAAGAGAGGCGATGTCATCTACTACTACATGAACGGTAAACTGCACCACATGGGCATCTATGTCGGCAACAACCGCGTAGTACACAACTCAACGTCACATAAAGATTGGCACAAGGACTGCATAGAGTCGAGCGTCAAGATGTCGGGGATGAAGATAGGTGACATCCGTAGGTGTTGGAAGTAGGTGATGCGTATGATAACCATAACGTATGAAAAAGCAATGGCGTTCATGGCGTTCTTCACAGCTTGCTGTGTGGCGGGGGGATGGTTATTCAAAATCATCAAGTCGCTCAAGAAGCCGTCCGAAGATGTTCACGCAAAACTCGACCGAGATAACAGAAGACTCAATGCTCTCGAAGAGAAGATGTCTGACCTCGACAAGACACAGCCACTTATCCTGAGGACGCTGTATGTAATCTGTGAAGAACTGAAGCAGGGCAACGATACCAAAGGCAGAATATCCAAACAGCAGGACGAGATAAACAAGTATTTGTTTGAGAGGTAAAGCAAGTGATGGTAATAATCACGAATCTGTGGTATAATAACTTTGTCGTGTGAAGTACCCTCACTAATCGTACTCATACGCACCTATCCAAAAGAAAAGGCGGCTACCCACCGCCTTTTTACTTGCGCATTTTGAGGGGCAGTGCAGGGGCATAGCTCTCGAAAATGCGGGTCTAACGCAAACGCATTGTTTCCAACGCGTTGAGCGCGTTAAACCTTGAAATTTCAACGCATACACGTTCCCTTGTGCGCACTGCTGTTACACTATGTTACAAGTATAATAGTCTTATAGTCCCCCTCTCTCCGCCATTGAACCGCTTGCGCTTTAGACGTTTGCGGTTTTTTCATTTTCCTGCAGGGGCAGGTTAGGGGCGAGAATCGCGCTGTTTTCAAACTTGCTGTTTAAGGTATCGGCTATTCCTCTCGAAGACTCTGCGACATTACCAAAGACGTGAGTGTATGTATTGAGTGTGATACCGATGCTTGAGTGACCAAGCTCTCTGCTAATCATCGCGATGTCAACATGCGCGTTATTAAGCATTGAAGCGAATGTGTGACGCAAATCGTGGATGCTTACACGCGGCAGACCGACTCTTTCTTCGATGCGGAATATCTGCATCGTGAGCGCGCTGTGACCCATCGGCTTTCCGAACCCGTCTTGGATGAGAAAGTCTGTGTGTTCATACGGTACAGCATTGTGCTTTCTGATAAGTTCGTCGATGTCCGCAAGTACAAAATCGGGAATAGCGAGCGTTCTGTGAGACGACTCTGTCTTTGTGCCTTGGATAATCATCTTACCATCAACATGATGCCTTGTCTGCGACACTGTCAGGCACTTGAACGGAATACTGACTGCGCTTTCCGTCAGTCCGAGAATTTCTGAACGGCGAAGTCCGCAGAACAGAGCCAGCTCATAAGCAACTTTGTAATCGAGGCGTTCGTCTTTGAGCGCCTGCAGGAAGCGCGTGATTTCTTCCTCGTCGAAGATGTCGATTTTACTCGGCTCTTTCTTTGGAAGCGTGACATACTTGCACGGGTTCTTCTCAAGCTGACCGAGACGTATTGCATTGTCATACGCACTCGACAACAGGGTGATAGTATTACGGATAGTCTTAGCCGAGTATTTTTCGGTCATATCCGTGACCATTGACTGCACTTGGTAACTTGTTAAGGACGCCGCGCAAAGCCCCTTAAAACGCGAATTTACGCGTTTTGCGGCTGTCTCATACCCGCGTATGGTGGTAGCTTCGATTCCGAGCGATTTTCTACTTCTTATATACATATCCAACAGTTCCTCGACCGTGGTATCAATCAGCGGGTTGTGATGAACCTCGTCTATAAACCGTTGATGCATACGTTCCAACTCGCGCTTCGAAGTATATGTGACTGTTTTCGCCTTTCGCTTTCTGTCTGCGCCGCTTCCTACGGACACTATAAGTTTTGCCTTACCCTTACTAATGTACTCAATCATATCGCACCCTATCCTTTCTCTTGTTTCGTCAGAGTATCGATTATACTTCTGACCACTAACTGATGTTCATATGACAGCATAAGGAACTGTTCCATCGCTTCTTCCTGCATTGCTGTCAACATTGCTACCTCTTCATCTTCCCAACCCATAAGATAAGAAGGTGTTACCTTGAGTGCCTTAGCAATCGCGACTATCTTATCCTGTGATATACCGCGTCCGTCCCTTTCTATCTTATTAATGGTAGACCGAGAAGTGTACCCGACTGCGCGAGCAAGTTCGCTCTGCGTCATGCCGAGGGACTCTCTTCGTCCTCTTATGCGTTCTCCGATATCCATAATGTCTCTCCTTGTGTTCTCTTTGTGTATATCATTATACACATTTGTAGTACGGAAATCAACAAAATAAAATAATAGTTGACACACAGCCACCGAGGGTGTATCATGTTGACAGTGGTTGACTGACAGCCACCAAATATCCAATGAAGAAAGGGGGTGAACCTATGACAAACATTGCTCTGCTCGAACAGAAAATAAAAGAGAGTGGACTGCGCACAGCCTTCATTGTCGAGAGCCTCGGCATCTCAAGGGCGGGATGGTACAGAAAACTCAGAGGAAAGAGTCCATTTACCGCAGAGCAGATTAAAACGCTGTGCGAAATACTACACATTACAAGTCTGCGAGAAAAAGAAGAAATTTTTTTCGCTCGTGTGTAGGCTCACAGCCAACGGATAGGTAGGTGCGATATGAAACTTTACACAGCAAGCGAACTCGCCGCGATGCTTCAGATACATCCTCGAACGGTGTACCGATTAGGGCGAGAGGGTAAGTTGAAACGAGTCAAGGTTGGCAGGAGTGTGCGCTTCTGCGAACCAAAGACAGAAAGAGGTGCGAAATGATTAGTGAAAAATTGAGATTCAGGCTCGTATATGCGGAGCGACCAAGACGCAGGCATGACGCAGAAGGCAAGGCGCTCATATTTAAAGCAGTAAGAAAACTTGTACTGCTTATGAGAAGCCTCGAAGTTTACGAAATCATGACCCGTGAAGAAATAGAGGACTGCGTACTGACCGCATTCGAAAAGGCGGAGTACCTGTACTACGGGCTTGGGGAACATGAACTTATGGTAATCACAGACAAGGAGATAGCAAATGACAAAGGACGCAAAAGAAATAGCAAAAGCCTTTGACCTCATCACAACAGCTTGTGCAGAAGTCAAAGACCACAATCGCTGTGAGGACTGTCCGCTAAAGTATCTGTGCATTGAAGAAGTAGCGGCTGTAGAACTTGCCGACTTTGTAAGCGCAGTGGCTTGGGACGAGTTCCTTGCATACGCAGACAACGTCGAGTTCCGAGACGAAGACCTCGACGCGCAACACGCTGACTTTATGAGGAAGTATGAACAAGAAGAAAGGATGATAGACAATGAATACAGTGGATAGGTTCGTAAATGCAGATGAGTACGAAAAGACTCAGTACGACAAGAAGAAAACGCAGAAGCAGATGTGTCTTGAGTATCTCGAAACTTATGGGAGCATCACACCGCTCGAAGCGCTGAGTGCGTTCCACGCATTCCGACTTTCGGCAATCATATTCGAGCTGAGAGAAGATGGATATGCAATCAATACCACAATCAACGATAACGAGGGTGATGCGAGATACGCAATCTACACATTAGAGAAAGAAGAGGGTGAACATGATGAGTAGAGAAATAACATACGCAGATATCAAGAAGGTGAACGCCGAAATCAAGATGACGGATATCGGCAGAGGTAAAGAATATGCCGAAGTTCCGCAGAGAGTAAGGGCGTTCAGGAAACTTTACCCGAAAGGGTCGCTCACGAGCGAACTGATTATGTATCAGGACGGTGTGTTCGTAGTCAAAGCTACGGCGTGCGACGAGAACGGTAACGTACTCGGCACGGGACTCGCTTATGAGAAAGAAGGTTCAACCTTTATTAATAAGACCTCGGCACTTGAGAACTGCGAAAGCTCAGCTTGGGGCAGATGTCTTGCCGCTTGCGGCATTATCGGCGGCACCGATGAGACTGTCGGTTCGATAGCGTCAGCTGAAGAAATCCTCAATGCTAAGAAACAGCAGACCAAGATGAGTGAGGATGAGAAGAAAGCAGAACTCAAGAGACTGCTTGAAGAAACCAAGAGTGACGTCCCTGCGTTCCTCGAATGGTGCAGTAGGACGTTCGAGAGAGAAGTACCTAATGTCGATGTCCTCTTCGAGAAGGAACTCGACCATGCTATTAAGGCAGTAAGTTCAAAGAAAGGAAAGAAATAATGGACGTATTCGCTAAGAACGCAAAGATATGGCGCAAGGATATCGAGGGCAGAAATGGAACATTCCATAAGTATTCGGTATCAGTCAGCAAGAAGAATGAGGACGGAAAGTATGTCAACGCATATATTCCTGTCGTATTCAGCAAGAGGGCAAACGCGCCCGAAGTCATCAGCAATGGGACGGAGTGCGACTTCACGGGATTCATGAGCGTGGAATATTACACGGATAAAGAAGGACGCACGGTGACAACTCCGCAGGTCGTCATCATGGAAGCAACTTTCTACGACGACAACAACACAGATAACTTTGCGGCGGCTGAAGTGGATATCCCGTTTTAGAAAGAAGGGAGATAGGTGCGATGAGGGTTTCAAGTAATTCAGCAATGACAGATGCGCAGAACGCAATATTTGGGGCGGAGTTAAAAAGGCTTCGCAAGCAGGAAAAACTTTCGGCTACAGCTTTTGGGGAGCTGGTCGGAGTAAATGCGGGTCACATATACGCGCTTGAGACAGGCAAAAGAAAACCTTCGCCTGAATTGGCGGAACGTATCGCAGACGTATTCAACATAAAGGTTGAGGATATGCTTATTACTCACGATGAGAAGGTTTGGGAAACACGAAGGGAATATGGCAAGACGATACGTGAGCGTCGCAGAAGCAAGGGGCTTACCGTGAACGTAGTCGCAGGTGCGCTCGGCGTTACTACTGCAGTGTACAAGGAGTATGAGCAGGGGCTTTGCTCTATAACAGAACAGCAGAAGTTTGTTCTCGACACAATCTTAGGACTGAACGAAGAGCCTAAAGTAATCGAGAAGGAAATCATCGTCGAAATACCTGCCGAAATCCCGACTGTTATATGCGACGTAATCATGGAGCATATCAAGGATTTGCAGATTGATGCGGAAGCGCAGAAAAAGATATGGCGCTACTTCAGGAAGGTCAAACTCGATGAAGAAGAGCGCAAGTTATTCGGATAGGAAGGTGCGTCATGGCTATATTACGAAAGCGACAGCGAGGGCAGTACACGGTCATAGATAATACGATTTTCAGAGATGCGACACTTTCTAATAAGGCTCTCGGTATGCTGTGCAGAATGCTGTCATTACCAGATGGTTGGGACTTCTCTGTCATGGGGTTGGTAGCACTCTCAAACGACGGAAAATCAGCGGTTATGAGCCAATTAGAGGAGCTTGAGGAACACGGATATCTGAGGCGGAATCAAGTCCGTGAGGGCGGCAAAATAGCGGGTATTGAATACATCGTTTCGGAAGTGCAAATGTCCGATTTTCCGTATGCTGAAAATCAGCATGCTGAAAACCCGCATGCTGAAAACCCTACACAATCTAATACTAATATATCTATTACTAATAAATCTAAAACTAAAGATATATATGAAGGACTGCCCGAAAATCTGACAGAGACTCTTTATGAGTTTGAAGAAATGAGGAAGTCCATCAAGAAACCAATGACCGATGTGGCACGGAAGCGGCTTATACGGGAACTGCAAAAGCTCGCAGGAGAGAATGTGCAACTGATGATTAAGATATTAGACCAATCAATACTGAACTCTTGGGCGGGCGTGTATCCGCTGAAAGCAAACAAGCCGAGCGGCAAGATGGGCGGCAATCCATTCGCAGACATGCTGAAAGGCGGGATGTTTGATGACTAAGAAAGAAACGATAGAACTCATGGCGATGCTGAGTGCGTTCTACGGAGCGGGCAAGGGCAATCCCGAAGTGATGGCAGAAGGTTGGCACATGATATTGCAACCCTACGATTTCGAGATTGCAAAGAAAGCCGTTCTGAATTACGCGAAGAACGACACAAGGGAGTACGGGACTTTTCCGACAGTCGGCAACATCGTCAAGGAAATCGAAGCTGAGATGCGCAGGGCGCAAGCACCCATCAATGAAATTATAAGAGCAATCTCATACGGGTGGGATTATTCGCAACTGTCGAGCGAAGCAATGACTACCATATCTGAAGAACACTACAACGAGTGGCTCAGTATGGATGCAGAGAAGTTTTCAGCCAATGCGAACACCCTTGCGCAGAGCCTCAAGGAAAGTCGCATGAAGCTATTAGAGGTAAAGAAATGAACATCATATTACTTCAGGGCAGACCGACGCGTGACCCTGAGATATCAAGAAGCAAGGATGGCGGCAGAGTTTACTGCCGAATCCGCCTTGCTGTCGACAGACCGTACAGAGGTAAGGATGTCCCAAAGAAAGCAGACTACTTTACGGTCGTGTTTTTCGGGAAGCTGGCGCAAACGGTATTCAACAACTTGGCAAAAGGTGCGCTTTGCACTGTGGTTGGCAGGCTCGAAGTTAGCGATTACATCGACAACATTGGGAACAAGCGGGAAACAATCTCAATCATCGCAAAGCAACTGACGATACATGAGTGGCTACGCAAGCACCGAGCCATAGAAGAACTCGACAGTGATTTCGATACCGACCTGTTAGTCCCACGAGAGATTACGGGTTCGCTTTTCAAGAACATCGACATCGACGATGAAGATATACCCGACGATTTAGCAGGAGAAAGTCCATTCAATGATTAAGTTCAAGTACAGAGGAGAGCCTGTCGGTAAGGGCAGACCGAGAGTTACGGCAAGACGAGGCAAGGGCAAGGACAGCGCGATATTCGCGCACGCATACACCCCAAAGAAGACGAAGGAATTTGAGGAAGCGATACGCTTTGAGTTTATGGCAGGCAACTGCGAGAGGTTGCCTGTGTATGACAAGGGCGTGCCACTCCAAGCCAAGATGACCTTTGCGTTCGGAGTGCCGAAGTCCTACTCGAAGAAGAAGAAGGCGGCGTGTCTGAACGGAGAGATAGCGCATACCCACAAGCCTGACACCGATAACATCGTCAAGGCTGTCCTCGATGCGCTATCTGAAGCATTCGACGATTCCCAAGTGATAAGAATTTATGCCGAAAAGATATATGCCGAAGAGCCTTATGTCGAGGTAGAAATTTATGAACTTTGAGGAACTCGAAAAAATTATTTCTGATGAAGCGGGCGTAGACATCTGCCCGATGTGCGGGACTCCGTTTCGTGGTCGTGATGCAAGGCAGAAGACCTGCGGCACGAGCGAGTGTAAGCGGCTTTGGGCGAACAAGTATCTTCGGGAGAGGCGCCTTCGCCTGATAGCCGAGGACAAAGAACTATTCAACTTGCGTCACGCCGAAGCACAGCGCAGATGCAGGCATAAGAAACGAGCCGAGCAGATAGAACGCGAGAATGCGGAGTCCGACACAATAGGAATCAAAAACATCGAGCGACTTGAATCATTCTTTGTAATGCGAACGCCCGCAGACGAATATGCCGAGCGGCAGAAGGCGAAGACGCTCGCGAGTATCCCAAAGATTGATGTGACTTTAAGAGAGGAGAAAGAGTGAAGGCACTGGGAGTTCCTTATAAAGGCAGTAAAGCAAAACTGGCAAAGAAAATAATAGACAGCCTGCCCCCAGCCGAATATTTCGTGGACTTGTTTGCAGGCGGGTGCGCCGTTACTCATGCGGCAATGCTTTCGCAGAAGTATAAGCGCTTCATCATCAACGACATAGACGGGCGAGGCACTGACGTGTTCTACCGAGCAGTTCGTGGCGAGCGAATCCCGACCGAGTGGGTGTCGCGTGATGAGTTCCACGAAAGAAAGATGACGGACAGCTTCACCGCAGTGATATGGTCGTTCGGGAACGACATGGATACATACATCTATGGGGCTAAGACGGAAAGCGCAAAGCACGCAATCCATATCGCCATCACGGAGAACGATTACACGGAATGCGAAGACCTGAACATCACCGTAAAGCATTGCGACCTTCCGATAAACAAATTATTCGAGCGGCGAATGGCAATCACATCGTCGATATTTGAATCAAACAATTCTTTACCGATGCACACCAAGCAAGTAGCGCAGGCGCTCGAAAGAGTTGAGCGCATCCAAGCAATACAACAACTGCAGGAGTCAGATGCTCTGCGCAGGTTAGAACCGATACAACGACTTGATTACAGCAAAGTAGAAATCCCAAGTAACAGTATAGTGTACTGCGACATTCCGTACAGGGACACGAATACAGGCGGCTATCAACCGATTGATTACGAGAGCTTTTACGATTGGTGCGAGCGCCAAAAGAATCCCGTGTTTATCAGCGAACATGAGATGCCTGACGAGCGATTCAAAGTTTACAAATCGTGGCAGACGCATCAAACAAGTTCGGGTAAGGGAAAAATAAATATAGTAACGGAAAATCTATACATTCCGAAAGCACAAGGATAGATGCAGATTTAGAGAGGAGAAACAGTATGACAATATACACACTTAAAGCGACCTTACAGGAAGCGGACGAGATTTCAAAAGGAAACAAGGCTTTCATATTCAGAGCAGACTCTATGCCGTGCGGTATCGGAGATGAGATAACCTTTCAGCCTATGAAGCAGGGCAAGATGACAAGGCATCCGATAGAGAGACAGAAGTTCAGAGTGACCTATGTAAGCTCGGATGCCCCTATAGACAGAGGCTTCAAGGTGATTGGCTTCAAACAGATTTCAAACAGATAGGATAGCTGATATCAGGAGCAGGCAGGACTTATAAATTATTACTTTTTAAAACCTCATTATTAAAACCAAGAAAGGAGTAATTCTTTCTCTTCGATAAAAGTGTGTTCTGTGTTCGTTCGCCTGCCTGCTTCTGTTTCAGATAAAGGAGAGTAAAGATGAGGATACTTGATGTAGATGAATTCAACAAGATAGTAGGCAAATCGTTAGAAAATTGCAGAGAAGAATTGACACCATCATTCTATCAAGGAGCAAAGACCATCCTTGACAAGATAAATGAGATGGCAGAGGAGACAGACGATGAGTGACCTAATAAAGAGAGAAGATGCGATAAAGGCTTTATGTGATGCGGTGGATAATAAAGGTGACTACGAAGGCGAATGGCTTTACACAGATGAGTTTTGCAAGGCTATCGACTCAGTACCATCCGCAGATAATGAAGTTATTTGTAAACTAAAAACTGCAATCGAAAACGAGGAAATCTGCAAAAACTGCCCAACTGCAGAAAGAATATCTGGTGAAAACTTACTTGGGGCAATGGCATTAGGATTCAGCTATGGAATGGAAGCAGACAGACCGCAAGGGGAGTGGTTGGATTACGAAATACCGCTTGAGGATGGCGGTGCGATGCCGATACAAGTGTGCAACCTTTGCAAGACATTCTATCCGTTAGCATACACAGGTGGCGGACATCGTTTCTGCCCTAACTGCGGAGCAAGGATGAAAGGAGCAGACGATGAGTGACAGATTGTTAAAAGAATCGGATGTGCTGAAGATAGCATTTCAACTTCCGCTTGTAGTTAATTCAGCATTTGCCGATGCTGTAAAGGCGTTGCCATCTGTAGACAGACCGCAAGAGTGGATACCTTGTAGCGAGAGATTGCCGAGAGCAAGGAAAAGCGTTCTGCTTGCCGTAAATCATAAATGTGGAGATTGGGTTGGCGAGGGATGCTATTGGGAAACCACAGATAATCACATCATATGGAAAGGCTATAGATGGAACGCAACATATTGGGATGATGAAATAATAGCTTGGATGCCATTACCAGAGCCGTGGAAAGGAGCAACAGATGGCAATAAGTGAAACGAAAATGCAAATGGTGATAGCCAATTACTTCAAAGATGAATGCGATGTCAATACTTCAATTAGGCAAGCATTTGAGAAAGGCTTTCGTATCGGAGTGAAAAAAGGTGCAAGCACGAACAGACCGCAAGGGGAGTGGATAAATAAGCACAAATGGGATAACGGATTTTTAGAACGAGAATGTAGTCTCTGCGGTGCTATGAAGCCAATACTTATGCACACGGCAAAAATAAACTACTGCCCTAACTGCGGAGCAAGGATGAAAGGAGCAGACGATGAAGCCAATTAGAATAGATGGTTTTACAGAGAAATGTCCTAAATGTGGTGAGAAAGTAATGTACGCTGTTGGGACAGGGACTATGTTTTATGGAGCATCGGAATCATACGAAGATTGGCGTGTTATAAAACACGACTACTGTCCGAAGTGTGGAACAAAAATAGAAAGAGGAACAGACAATGAAGTGCGTTGATTGTGAACTGCATAATTACGTAGTTGGTACACATTACTGCAACTTCAAAGGCAAAAGTGGCAGACGCAGACCAAGACGAATAAGTGAGGAAGATGCACACAAGGATGTACCTTGCGAATATGTAGGAGAGCCGAAAGGAGCAGACGATGAGTAGATGCGGTGAATATAACGCTGTGCTTAATGCAGTAGATGTTATAAAGAATTTTCTCGATAAATACGGGGCAGAAGCAGGTTCTTCATATTGGAAATCTAATATAGATGATGAAATACTTGTTACAGATTGGGGATATGTCGAAGAAGGATTAGAGTTACTGAAAGGCTATTGTCTAAAATTGAAGAAAGGAACAGACGATGAAAGTATATGAGCAAATTGGGTTTGACAATGTGCGATGGCAAGACAATCCGAAACATCGTAGCCAATGCATCATCATCGAGATTCCAAATGAAATATTAGCAGAGCGAAGCGAAGACCTCGACCTCATAGGGTTGCAGTTGGTATTTGAACACAAAGGAGCAGACGATGAAGCATGAACCTGTGAAAGACCATGCAGAGCGTAAAAGGATTCTCGCTTTGATAGAGCAATGTGAAAAGGAGCAGACGATGAGTAGGTGGATAGACGGAGAATGGCTTTTAAACTTCTTTGAGCCTTATCCTAATGATTACCAAACACCATTAGGGTCATTGAGAGCGTGTGTTGATGATGCACCAAGCATTGAAATCATCCCTTGCGTAGAATGTCGGTACAAAGGAATGGAAATTTGTCCGATGTACAAACTGACAAAAGCGGGAGTTTTGAAACCATATGACTTCTGCTCATACGGAGAAAGAGAGGGCGAGTGATGGCAGAGTGGAAACCATTTGACCTTAAATGGGGCAGAAGCATTTGGTACTGTTCGGCTTGCGAAGAATCAACAGAAGTACCGACTTA